TAACAAACATATTAAATAAGTTTTCAGAAGATAAAACTGAATTAAAAAAAGTAGAATTGTCTTTAATAGATGATATTCAAAAAGCAATATCTGAATTGAAAAATGTATTTAAAGAACTTAAAGATTCTGAAAATAAACAATATAAATCAGTTGTAGAAATTAGAATAGCTATAAAAAATGCAAAAAAAATAGATAGTAAAAGTATAGGTCTTGCAAAAAGCTCAATAAAAAAAGCAGATAAATATGCTAAATTAATAACTAAAGCTGACCAAGCTGCAAAAGATTTAGGTATAAAACAATCAGATGTAAAAGGTTCTGATGAGTTATTTAAGATTATAGATGCTATAGATATGAAAGCAGATGATGTTAAAGATTTTGATTTTAATATAGATAATGTTAGATAATGAAAAATAAAACTTATATACCAAGTAGAACAAGTCCTAAAGGTGGAAGTAGAGGCTGTTTATGTAAAGATACTAATACTTATTCCAGAGGATGCTGTGATGGAGACATCTGGTCACAGGGAATAGGGGTAATAAGTAGAACTGCATAAGTGAAAATGCAAAATTAATTTAAATAAACGTTATACAATTATGAAATCAAGTGATATGATAAATAAAATTAAAACACTCCTTAATATTCCAGTAAAACTGGAAGAAAGGAAATTAGAAAATGGAACTGTTGTAGAAGCAGAGGCATTTGAAAAGGGTAATGAAATTTTTATCAAAACAGATGATGAAAAAGTTGCTATGCCAGTTGGCGAATACATTTTAGAATCAGGCGAGTTAATCGTTATTGAAGAAGAAGGTGTAATTGCTGATGTAAGAAAAGTTAGTGATGACGTACCTGCTAAAGAAGAAACATCTGATTTAGATGAAGATAATCCAGAAAGATATGTTACAGTAGAAGATTGGAGAGGTATGGAAGAAAGAATTGCTAATTTAGAAGATGCTATTGCTGATCTTAAAGGAGATAAGCAACCAAAATCTGAAAAGGCAGTAGAAGCTGAAGAACAAATTGAAGATGAATCCAGAAAACCAAAGTCCAGAACCGTCAAAGAGGAGTTCACAGAAGAAAATAAAGAAGAAAATCTTAACGAACAACTAAAGGAGGAGCTTTCCGAACCTGCTGTACAACCAATTAAGCACAGTCCAGAAAGTAAATCTGCTAAAGTTAATAAGATAAGATATTCTGAAAAAAGACAACCATCTGTAATGGATAACGTCTTGGAAAAATTAATAAACAATTAAATAAATAATTATGGCTTTATCGATTACATCAACATATGCTGGAAGTTTTGCAGGGCGTTATATAGCGGCAGCATTATTGTCTGGCAACACTATCTCCAAAGGTGGGATAGAAGTTAGACCTAACATTAAGTACAAAGAAGTTGTTAAAAAAGTAGTGACTTCTGGACTTATTGTAGATGCAACTTGCGATTTTACAAGTGCAGGAAACATCACGCTGACTGAAAGAATAATTCAGCCAGAAGAATTTCAAGTAAACAATGAATTTTGTCTTACTCCATTTATATCTGATTGGGAAGCAACTTCAATGGGCTATTCAGCTTATGAAAAGTTACCTCCTAAATTCTCAGATTTTATAATTGCTCACGTTGCTGCTGAAGTAGCACAAAAAACTGAGCAAAATATCTGGCAAGGAGTTAATGCAACTGCTGGAGAGTTTGATGGTTTAGTTACCTTAGCTTCTAATGATGGTAGTATAGGTGGTTCTGTTACTGGAACAACCGTTACAAACGCAAATGTAGTAGCTGAAATGGCGAAAGTTATAGATGCTGCACCATCTGCTATTTATGGCAAGGATGATTTGAAACTTTACGTTTCTCAAAATGTTGCTCAGGCTTATATTAGAGCTTTGGGTGGATTTGCCAATGTAACAAATGGTATAGACAACAAATCTCAAATGTGGTATAGTGGTCAAGAATTATCTTTTGACGGAGTACAAGTATTCCTAGCTGAAGGTATGGCAGACAATACTATGATGTTAGCTCAAAAATCTAACTTATGGTTTGGTACAGGATTACTAAATGACCAACAAGTTGTAAAAACTCTTGATATGGGCGACTTAGACGGTAGCCAAAATGTAAGGGTTATTATGAGGTTTACTTCAGCAGTTCAATACGGTATCTCAGGAGATATTGTAGTATACTGTGCTGCTTGTTAAGTAGAGTAAAATTTATACAAGGGTAGGATAGGATTATTCCTACCTTACCCTTTTTTTAACATTTTAAATTAAAAAATTATGGCTTGTGATACTTTAACAACTGGAAGGAAATTACCTTGCAAAACTGGTTTTGGTGGAATCAAAGTAGTGTATTTTGCTAACTTTGGAACTTTAGGTGCTGTTACATTTGATGCAGATAATAATATTACTGCATTTGCTGGAACACCTACTTGGTTTCAATATGATGTAAAGGGCAGTAGTTCATTAGAAACTGCGATTAATTCCAGTAGAGAAAATGGTACGACATTTTATGCTCAGACTTTAAATCTTACTTTAACTTATTTGGATAATGATACAAAAGAAGAAATACAGCTTCTTGCTGTAGGCAGACCTCATTTAGTAGTAGAAGATTATCTAGGGAATCAATTTTTATGTGGATATGAAAATGGAGTGGAGTGTAATGGGGGTACAATAGTAACTGGAGCTGCTGCTGGAGATTTATCTGGCTTTACTTTGACTTTTGAAGGTCAAGAAGAAAAAGCTCCTTATTATATAGATGCAGGAGTTGTCTCAGCTTCAGCAACACAAATTACTCCGAATTAAGTTATCTACACTTAATGGTATTTAAAAAGAAAGGCATCCTTTTAAAGGGTGCTTTTTTTTTATTATACAAATTGAGGTAAGAAATTCGTTATATATTAAATGATAGTTTTAACTACAACAGCATCACAGACTTTAACTATAATACCCAGAGAATATCTAGGGAGTTTTTATGTTAAGATCAGAGATACAAGTTTAAATAAAACATTTAGTTATTTAGAAGATACAACCACAACGAGTGGAGACTATTTAAGTTTTACAGGAAATTATGTAGATGCAAGTGATGATTCTATTTTTATAGAAAATAGGTTTTATGATCTGGATTTATATGCTGACTATAATTACTGGAATACAAATTTAAGTTTATGGGAAACTTATGATGAAATATGGCAAACAGATTCTGATAAAAAATCAAGAGTTTATAAAGACAGAATTTTTTGTACAAACCAAGATATTGACCAGAATGATTCAGATTATTATGATTTAAATAAGGATCAATATGTAACAAATGATTCTTTCAATAATGAGTATATTGTAATATGAGAAATAAAAAAAGAAATAATTTTGGACAATTTATAAAAACTGCTAAATCAGAAATAAGTTTTGTTAATTTAAGTACCTATACAAGTCCAGAGGTTATGGAAAAACCTAATAAACAATGGATAGAGTATGGAGAAGATAATAATTATTTTCAATACCTGATTGATCGTTATAATGGCTCTCCGACAAATAATGCTGCTATCAATGGAATATCACAGCAAATTTATGGTAAAGGTTTAAATGCAACCGATTCAAATAAAAAACCAGAAGAGTATGCCAAGATGGTATCTATGTTTAATAAAGATACCGTCAGAAAGCTGTGTTATGATCTTAAATTAATGGGACAAGCTGCAATTCAGGTTATTTATTCTATAGACAGGAAATCCATTGCAAAATTAGAACATTTTCCTATTGAAACTTTAAGGGCAGAAAAAGCAAATGAAGATGGAGAAGTAGAGGCTTATTATTATTATAAAGACTGGGCTAAAATTAAACCAAGTGATGAACCTTTAAGAATACCAGCTTGGGGTTTTGGTAATGAACCCATAGAGATTTATTATATACAACCTTATAGAGCAGGATTTTATTACTTAAGTCCTGTTGATTATCAGGGAGGTTTACAATATTGTGCTTTAGAAGAAGAAATTTCCAACTATCATTTAAATAACATAATGAATGGATTAAGTCCTAGTATGTTAATTAACTTTAATAATGGAATACCGAACCAAGAAGAAAGACGACTGTTGGAACGTAAAATTGCTGAAAAATTTAGTGGTACAAGTAATTCAGGAAAGTTTATACTGGCATTTAATGACAATAAAGATGCTCAGGCAGAAATTACTCCAGTCCAATTAACAGATGCACACCAGCAATATCAATTTTTAAGTGAAGAATCAACCAAGAAAATAATGTTGGCTCACAGGATTGTAAGTCCTATGCTTTTAGGTATTAAAGATTCAACTGGCTTT